TGCGAATTATTTCTCATCCAAGGCTTGACATATCACCGCTGAGCTTTCAGAACCTCAAGGACGAGGTCGGATTTGAACTTGGCACTAAAGTTTCTTCTTGTACGAGACATGTTTTTGAATCCTCCATATTGGTTGTTCTAAGCATATCAGATTCATTAAAAACCGTCTCAAAAAGTGTCTGATTTTACGGAGCCATTATATAACAGCGGTATCTATTCGCAAACTTCAAAGCTTATAAGGACATCTCGACGTTTTTGATTTGAATACCACCTTTTCACTAAACACCCTCGAGTTTCGTTATTTTGTCCAAAAGTTTAGTGAAAAGGTTCTCATGATTTTGAACGAGGACATCCGAACAAAAGATGTACACCCCGTCCTGTTGGGACTGATCATCATAGAAAATATGGATTGATACAAGATTAGGAGTTCAATTAAGTATTTTAATTACAGAGGAATCATTAAGAATCACAATATAGTGATTATCGGCGTACTTGTAGCTGTCAGCATTCCCATTTTCACAAGCCAGCTGAAGAAGGCACGTCTGGCTACAAACCAAGCTAATGCTCGTTCTGCAAAGGCGGCTGCAGTTACACAGTACCTTTCTGCAACCGATGCTGATAAAGCAAAGGGATTTATTGCCACTTATACTGTTAAAACCGGTGAGGCAACATATGCAGATGCGACTACTGCACTCACTGGCGGATTAACTACAGAACCTGTTGAATGGACAGTTACTGACAAAGCAGATGGCACAAATGAACTTGGCAATAAAGTATTTGATTCTTGGCAGGTTCAGGTCGACAAAGACGGCAAAACAGTAATGTATAAAGGAGCATAAGCTTCAGGAAGTAACAGCACTCTACCACCACGGTAGAGTGCTTTTTTTATGCCTTCCTGTCTCATCTAATCTACTCGAAAATGGCTTGAATAAAGGGCTTAGAGGGGATTGGTAAGAAGGCAAAATAAAAAAACTCTCCAAGTCCCTAATGGGAGATTGGAGAGTTGATTATTAAATTATTCCCAAGTAAAGGTGCATTCGCCCTTGTCGTTTACTACAACTTTAATATCTTTACCAGATGCCTCAGTAGTAGCAGTATATCCTAAACCAGCATCAGCATTTCCGCCATCCGTTTTAGTTCCTTTACCATACTTTTTACCTGCATTAGCTGCGACGAGTGTTCCAGCCTGAGCATCGTAATAGGCTGTGAAACCTTTAGATGGATCATCAGCATCTGTCCAGGTAACATTAGTATCAGTTTTATTTCCTACAAGATACTCTGCAACTGCAGCAGCTTTAGCAGCTCTCAGGTTAGCAAGGTCTGTTGCCTCTCTGGACTTCTCAAGCTGAGCTGTGAAGATGGGAATGGACACTGCTACGAGTACGCCCGCCGAATAGGCACTACCAAATATTGATGTCTTTCCTTATTTATATGCTATATCTTGTGCTCATGCGGCTGGGCAGAATTTCCTTGGTTCCCATATTCTTCTGCAAGCGGGCAAAATTATGGGTTTCCCCATACTCAAAAAAGGCCCTGCCATCGCCAGCAAGGCCTCTGCATGCTTTCTCATAGCTTTACGTTCTTCACGGTACCGTCGAGGAAGGTGATGGTGAAGGTGGTAGAGTTATGGACCTGCACTTCTTCAAGCACCATCCGGGTGAGCTCCGGAATCTCAAATTCCAATCTGCCCTCGGCGGTGAGTTCGATCATCTGTTTCCCCCGGATCCTCTCCAGTGCATTTTCCGATTTCTGCATGGCCTTCCAGTGGTCCCTGAAGGACTCACGATTCTCCACGATGCTGTTCCATGCGATTGTGAAAGCTCTGCGCAGTTCTTTCTCCTTCACGTTCCCATTCGTACAGATCTTTCCCTGGGCCTTCTCCGCATTCAGGCACTTCCAATATGGAGTGTTCCCATTGGGATTGAGGCGATGATAGCCGCTGCCGCAAAGTCCACAATAGACCTTCCCGGAAAAACCGCTACCCGCCTGACTGACGATCTTGCAGATCCCATGACTCTCCATGAATCCCTCTCTGCGTTTCAGCTCATATTGCGCAGCTTCCCAGACTTCCGGAGTAACCAGTGCCTCATGGTCTCCCTGCACATAGTACTGGTCTTTCTCGCCTTTATTCTCGACCATCTTCTTCGTCAGGAAATCGACCGTGTATGTCTTCTGCATGAGAAGATCTCCCTTGTACTTCTCGTTCTGCAGCATGCGCTCAATGGTTTTCGCGTTCCATCTGGCCTTTCCGGTGACACCCGGCACCTGCTCTGCTTTCAGCTGCTGCGCGATGCCTTCGAGCGACCAGCCCTCAAGGAAATCCCGGTAGATGCGCTTCACCACCTCGCCCTGCTGCGGGTTGATGACAAGATTGCCGTCCTCATCCTTGTCGTATCCCATGAAACGCTCGGTGTTGATCATTGGCTGGCCTCTTTTGAATTTCGAGCGGATGCCCCACGTCGTGTTCTCCGAGATGTTCCTGCTCTCCTCCTGCGCAAGGGAGGAGAGAATCGTGAAGAGGAGCTCTCCGGATGCCGCCATCGTATCGATGTTCTCCTTCTGGAAGTAGATCGGAATACCGAGGTCCTTGAGCTCCCGTGAGTAGTGCAGGCAGTCAGCGGTGTTACGAGCGAATCGGGAAATTGATTTCGTAATCACGCGATCGACCTTCCCCTCGCGGCATGCCCGCATCATTTTCTGAAAGCCTACTCTCTTCTTTGTTCCGGTGCCAGAAATCCCCTCATCGGAGAAGATTCCTGCCATCACCCAGTCGGGATTGTTGTTGATGAGTTCTGTGTAATAATTGACCTGATTTTCGAAGGAACCGAGCTGTTCTTCCTGCTCCGTCGAGACTCGGCAGTAGGCTGCTACCCGGATCTTTTTCTTGACTCCCTCAGCCGACTTTCTGATCGGGCTTGCGGGAATAACCGTAACATTCTTTGCCATCGATGATCTCCTTTCCAATGTAGACAATGCCGGGATAATCACGCAGGGATTGCAGCATCTCATCTGGCACCCGGACTCCCTTGCAGATCGCCTTACCGTACCGGCTGCTGTTGTTGCAGATCCATTTCACGCTCCCATTGTTAGCGATGATGCGCCGCAGCTTCCCACCGCAGTATTTGCAGAAGATCCGGTCCTTGTATGGATAGTTCTCTTCAGACAGCGCCGGGGCGTTATGACTATGCCGCTTCTCGGTGTGGCTTCTGTGCCAGCTGATGCTGTCCTCATAGGTAAAACCGGTCACCCTGCCCCGGTCGGTGGTTTCTGTGATGTACCGGTCTTCGCTGAACGCTCCCCAGCTTCTTACCACCTCGTCAGGGACGGAAACACCGGAGCAGAAGGAACCGGTGAACTTCTCTTTTCCAGAGCATATCCAGCGGTTCTTCCCTCCGGTGTAGGAACGCATCAGCCTGTGGCCACACTTCGCACAGTAGAGCTGATCCTTATAGGGAAAATTGTCGAGAGGTGCCTTCTCCTCCGGTTCCGGTTTCGATTTCTGCCGGACACCGAGTGCCCTCTGCGCTTTCTCCCAGAGCTCATTCGTCACGATCGGTACATGATTCTCTGCGTAGTAGAGCATCGATACCTCGCCACAATTCTTCCGGAGCTTCCGGTGCTCATCGACGTAATGTTTGAACTGAACAAAGTCCCCTTTGTATTCCTCATTCTTCAGGATCCTCGTGACCGTGGTCCGATAGAACTTTGCCCCGGTCTGCGTTTTGACACCCTCGCCGTTCAGGTAGTTAGTGATCTGACCGACCGTGAATCCATCGGCTGCCATCTCGAAGATTTCCAGCACCCGGTCTGCATTCTTATCCGGAACGATCTCCCCGTCTGCATTCTTTGTGTATCCGAACACCCGTTGGATCTGCTGGATCGGTTCCTGACGTTCGGTCTTTCTCTTGATCGTCATCTTGGAACCGAGACGATTGGCTTCACTCTCTGCCTGCCCGAAGGCAGCGAACAGCGTCATGAGCAGCTCCCCACCTTCTCCGAGCGTATTGATCTGCTGCAGTTCGAAGTACACACCGATGCCCCGGCTCCGGAGAAGTCTGGTTGCATCGAGCACCGTGCCGGTGTTCCGGGCAAAACGGGTGATGGACTTTGTGATGACCAGCTCGAACTTTCCTTCTTTCGATTCCTCTAGCATCCGCTGGAATCCAGGTCTTGCTTCCTTGAATCCCGAGATGCCGAAGTCGTAGTAGATCTCAACCAGCTCGTAGCGTGGATCCGCACCGATCGTCTCGCTATAATGCCGTATCTGGTTTTCCAGTGAATATTCCTGATCCTCGTGCTTGCTGGATACCCGGCAGTAGACCGCTGCCCGGATCCGCCGATCCCGTGATCTTTCTATGTGTGGAATCAGGATCACGTTACCCGAGGACGATGAAGTCCGGTTCTGCTGTATGCTCATGCTGTTCTGCCCCCTTCATTTTCCGGCGCTGATTCCGCGCTTTTTCCTGCTGCGCTTCTGTTCGAAAAGCCGCGTTTCCATCCAGATGCTGCATCAGAATGCGTCGAGTCTCTCTATGCTCGTTACCGCCCATGCCGATGCTGTTCATCCAACCCCGGAAC